ATGTTGTTAATTATTAACAAATTGATGCTTATGGGCAACACTAAAGAACATGCCAAGATAGCCATAGAAAACCTTGAAGGCGTTAAGGACGAATACAACGCAGCGAGATATTCCAACGTAGGGTTACTGGCTGTACGGGCATTGGAACAGATGGTGGAAGCTTGCGCCGCTAAAGAAAATCTGCACTTTCATGAGCACCCAAGAGTTGCTCACCGTGATAGGAGAGAGTGGTTGAAGTCTCATCATCACGACATAGTAAAAGAATGGGACGCGCTCTGGCTGATATATGGAACACTCGGCTACGGTGGAGTGAACGGCGGCAAGGCGCGTGAAGCCCTAAAAATTGCAGAAAAGACAGTGAAAGAATTGGCGAGGAGAGAGGAAATTGAGCTATAAAATTGAGGACATCACAGAGTTGGGAAGGGAAATCGGCAAGATAAGCGGCGTAGAGGCAGTTGTTTTGTTTGGAAGTTATGCGCGGGGAGATTTTGACGAGGGAAGCGATGTAGACTTGCTTTTGGTTTTTCAAGATAAGTTTTCTCTGGAAGGTGGCTGGCGCAAGATAACGGAGACAACTGCAAAAAGGGATATGTTTGTTCAGGTTGTGGCTATGACGGTTGATGAGCTGAGGTCATCTCCATTGTTGTCCGTGGTTTTGAGAGAAGGAAAAAGATTGTTTTCTACTGAAGGGTTCAGCTTGCAGGAGCTAGGGAATTTTAAGCCGTATGCGTTGGTCTCTTACGATTTGAGGTCCATGGCGCCAGACAGCAAAGTCAAGTTTGTTCAAACTCTGCAAGGTAGAAAAAGTGGAAAATACGCTTACAAAGGAATATTGCTTGAACTTGGCGGCTTCAAGGTTGGAAGAAACTGCCTACTGCTTCCACAAGAAAGCGTGGCTAAACTTACCGACTTCTTTGACAAGGAAGGCGTAGCCTACTTTATTCGGCATGTTTGGTGTCTCTGAACCCAAGCGTAATGACAAGTATGCCTCGGTCTTTCTGCACTTCCACGCTTAAGTCTTTGTTTAAGAAGGGCTGCAGAAGCTCGTGGAATTCTTTTGGAATGTTTAAGGAATAGACTGGATAGGAGTACTCTGACTTGCCGTAGTACTTCTTTTTCACTGTTCGCTTCTGCAAACGAGTCGTAGTTGACGCCTCTGTACTTCACTCCCTTACATTGACTGCTTAAAAACGATGCGAAGAATGGAACAGAGTATTCCTAAGTGAGAGTGGTGACTGAAACTATCGTTTTCAAAACCATGCTTGGTTTGTGCACTAATTCCCGTTTTTAAACTGAGAAGTAGCTTCTTTTTTGTGGAGGCATCATTAATTGCCGTGGGAAGAAGACAATGACTACATACGCAGTGGACACCGCAATCCAGACGATTTCCAGCCAAACACTTTTCGAACCATCACACTGGGCAGTGAAGAAGGAATCAAGGCGGTTATAGCCAAGCCAAAGGGCAAACACACAATGGAGGTGGCGAGTTACCTCTTTGAAAAAGGCAAGGGCTGGACGCTTGAAAAGGCAAAAGAATGGTTTGAGCAGCATCAGCGCAAGGAAAAGGAGTCTTTAAAATGGTTCGGCGAAATAAAACAAGTGCCAGAAGCGCACAATCTCATCCACGGCAAGGCATTGCATCCCATCCGCACGGTTCATCCTGAAGAATGGCCAGAAGTGCGCGAATATTTAGAAGAGGAACTTCGCAAGTCGGCGCCTACATTGGTTGGCAAACCACTTGTCCTAGACCATCATCGTCCGTTGCAGGGCGAGGTGTTAAATGCTGAATACAAGGATGGTGCCATAGAATACGTAGCCAAACTCGCTGATCAAGAAGTCCTCGACAAGATTGGGCAAGACAAAATCAAACACTGTTCAGTTGAATTTGAATGGGGCTCATTGGAACGAGTCAACGGTTTTTCACCTAGAAATATCATGTTTACAGGGCTTAGCCTGCTTGAAAATTTTGAACCAGGCGACCCTCTCACCACGGTTGAAGTTTGGGAAGCCATAATTGCCAAGTTGAGAGAGGCGAAACAAGCTAGCGCTGAGCCCAACGAGTTCATTTTCTATTTAGTACAAAATCCAGCTGCGTTTTTGGAAGAGAGGTTCAGTAGCATCTGGGTTGACCGAACAAACGGTGTACAAGGCTTATACGGTTACTTACGTGAAAAGCCAGATTCGCCTCAACCCATGGCTTTGTTGTTCATGAAGGCTAACGGTTGGACCCTTGAAAAAGTGCAGAACTGGCTACAGGATCATCCACAATACGTGAGGCAAAGTCAGCCTCAACCTTTGTCAGCTTCTGTTGGAATCCAGCCTACCAACATTGCAATAGAGCAGAGGAAACCCGCTGTTGTTGAGGCAATTCTGCCGTCTGAAACCGAACAGTTAATGTCAACCTCAGGTTTAGTGAGTAAAAGGGAAATTCTTGAACTCTTGCCTGAAAGGGTGCCAATCCACTGGGGTTACGGTCCAGCCGAACTTGTGCGCAGGTTGAAGAGCAAACTGAGGTGAATGGAAATTGAAGTTATGGTCACATTTGGTGACAAGTTTCGCCGCGATGGAACGGTGAAACCGAACAAAATGGCATGAGGAGAGAAAAAAACAAAATGACTGACTTGTGGCCGGATGCCGAAGTTGGCGAGATGATAAGCGACGGCACAGTGCTTAGCTTTGAGGCTGCAGGCGCCATAACCAAGGGTAAAACGGTTTATCTTAGCGCTGACATGAAGGTCAGCCAGTGTTCCGCTGCAACCCAGTATGCTGTGGGTATAGCTTTGAAGACTGTTGCTCTAGGCGAGTTCTGTCCCGTCTGCGTCAAAGGTGTGGTCAAGATGACAGCTGGAGGCGCGATTACACGAGGCGCTCAGGTTCAAACCGACGCAAACGCAAACGTCATCGTTTTGGCTGATGGGTCAGCGACGTACACACCTGCGGAATTGCCTGACAGAGTGGCGAGAGCATTAGGCGTTGCCTTACAGACTTTTGCCAACGGTGACACTGGGCTCATCTTTGTTGGTAAAGCCTGAGAAAAAAGGAGCGAATGAGAGCATGGTAGACAATAAAAATGTGTTGAAAGAAGCCATATTGCGCGACCCTGAACTTGGCGACTACCACTGGAACACGCTTGTGGAGAAGGCTAAATCAAATCTCTTCACAACGCGTTATTGTTCCAGCTTGGTTAAGGAAGGTATTCTCAGCGACATGGCTGGTGCCTTGGGTCGAATGCACGACGTTGTCATTGAAGCGGCTCAGCCTACTCTAATAGGCAGAGAAATGATTTGGATGTTGCCAACCGACCAGCCTTTGGTGCGTTTTCCTAAGGCTAAGCTGGCTAAGGCGAAACAGACAGCTGAATTTTCTGAGACATGGTTCTATCCTGAAAAGAGCGACACAACCGATGTGCAGGCTACCATTGAAATCCGAGCTGGCGGCGAGTGGAGCAAAAAATATGTTGAAGACGCCAACTGGAACGTCATGGAACGCCAAGCGCAGGAAGTAGGCAGATCCATAGGTGAACTAGAAACAGAGAAAGTGTACGCCTTGTACACGAGCATCGCAGCCGCCGACCTAGCTGGAGGCGCAGAAATAGGCGGGGCGGGAACCTTAAACTGGGCGGGAGTGGTCAGTTTCTGGAACACCGTGCGCAAGGAGAACTTTAGCGCTAAAGTGTTGGTGATTCATCCTGAGCAGGCAGCCGATTTGTGGCAAGACGACAAGTTCATACACAGCTTTTACTTCGGCAAAGAAGTGGATGTGCGCCGAGGCGTGTTAGGCGAAACCTACTTGGGCATGAAAATTCTGGTGAGCACTAAAGCAACAAACGGAACGGTTATAGCCATCGACACTGATGTTGCCTCTGTTATGCTGCTGAGACGCGACATCCTAACCGAGCCCTTCGAAAACCCAAGAGAAGACCGTTATGGCATTGTTGCCAGCGAACGCATCGGCTTAGGCGTATTAAGAAGCAAAGCCGTGGCTCGTGGGACCGGCTGGTAAGACTCAATACTACGTATATACGTAGTAATTCATCTTCCATGTTTTTTAACTCCAGCAAAATTCCGAATCAGGTGGTGTGATATGGCGGTTGAGTGGGGTAAGTATCAAGACGCTTACAAGGCGATTTGGGAGAAGCTTGCGGGAGCATTAACGTATTCCGATGAAACCATCACCAAAATTGTTGAGAATCGTGATGCAGACGGTTACATAACAAATATCGAATACTATGCTGGAACCACACTGAAGTTCACGCTTGCCATCACGAGGGATGCAAACAAGCGTATTACAAGTATTGAGAGGAGCTGATTTGGCGCTCTATGATAATTGGACTTGGGATTCTGCAAACCGTCTAATGACAATTATTGCCGATGACGTTAAAGGCTATGATGAGGCTCATGCTTTTTCTTTTTCAGATATTCCAGATTGCATTGTTTTGAAAGGTTGGGATGCAAGTTATAATGAATCAACAAGTGGCAAACAACTTGAATTTCAATTTAGAATTGTGATTGGCAACGGAACTACAACCACATGGTTTGCAGATGATAACAAACAGATTTGTTTTAGGAATGGAAGCGTTATTATTTCCGGAGGGTATGCAATTGAAGTGAAGGCTTATGGCAACTTCAGAGCTGGCACACTGATAGACGCAACTCTAAAACTGTCAAAAGACGGAATTTCGTTTTTAGATGATGACCCAATTGCGTCTTATCTGATAAGAGCCACTGTTGCTAATTCAAAAGTTTGGCTTTATAGTTCATCCTTCATTAAGCTAAGACCTTATGTAAAATATCTTTCATTAGGCAATTCTGCTTTTTCTGCACCTATATGGAATTGTTATATTGAAAAAATAGAACTAACTGCTTGTTACCTTGACGCTTACAACTTAGACTTTTCAAAATCTCCAATTGAAAATAGGTCAACAACACCGTCAGAATTCATAAGAGTCTGGGCTAATACCGATTATGCATTTAATCTCTATTTAACCAATATACTACGTATAAAAAATGTTATAGCACGAAACAATGTTTATCTTGTTCGTGCTTATTCAAGCGTATCTACTAATGGCTACCTTGTCAATGTTGATTCAGACGCATGGGCATTCTGGTATTATTCAACATATGGAGGAAAAATCTTCAGGCAATACGAGTTTGACGTTCACTGTCAAGACAAAGATGGAAATCCATTAAGCGGAGTAGATGCTATAGCTGAATACATTAGCCCATATGGGACAGCCTTCACTGACACTACAAATGCCAGCGGTGACTTAACTGGCGGAACAAAAACTGTTGATAGAGGTTGGTTTGAACGAGTAACAGGCGATACAGAAAACATGAAAACACCATTAAAAGTTACGTATAGGAAAGCTGGCTACCAGGCTGTTGTCAAATATTATCCTATGACTGAAAAAACTAAAGACAGAGTAGTTCTGCAAAAGGCAGTTGACACCATTTTTGTAGATGGGAAACCAGCGTTAAACCTCAGCGAATCAGACCCAGAAAACCAATTATATGCGGTGATATAACATGAAAGTTGGCTACGCTCAAAGCACATGCCCCATCTGTGGCAAGCTTCTCCTCCGTAAACGCCCAGCCGACTACGCCGTCTGCGACTGCTACCGCTATTGTCCACTCTGTGACCCGCCATACACTGTGCTTATGACACCCTTCGCACCTGACTTGACGCCCTCAACCTACCGAAACGAAAAAGCCCACGAAGTTAAAGGTCAAGGTGTAGAACCGCCAGAATGGACAAGTGACACGCTTTTCGCATGTTACAACCATTCGCCGCTACATTATAGTAAGCAAAGACCCGTGGAAGTGCGTCTGCGATGAGCCTGGCTGAAGAGGAGAAGGCTCAGCTTCAAACTAAGATCAAAATTGAAGGAACAATAGATAGGCATGTCTTTGAAAGCATCAAAGAAGTCTATGAAGCAGAGAAGAAAGAAGCTGAAGCTGAAGACAAACCTGAGCCCTCTTTCAGTCAAGTGCTCGAAATGATTTTGAGAAAGGGAATCAAGGCATACAAGAGCAAAAAATAACGTAGTTTTAATCCCATTTTATCATATATTGTCATATTTTATCCCATTTTATCCGAATCGCCTTAAATCTAACCTCATCATCAAGAATGGATGCTAGAGCGTGTCTGATTTGGCAAGTGTCACAGCTGATGATGTTCGAGACACAATCAACCTCACAGCGGCAGACATAGCGGATTCCAAAGTTGTCAAGATGATTAAAAAGGCTGAAACAACACTGAAGCTGGAAACTGGACGAAGCATAGATTACAACAACTGCACCGACGAGGAAGCATTATTCATCACGAATCTATCCGCCATATATGTGCTCTGTCACTTAACAGGCGGCACAGCAGCCGGACTCAGCTTCTCAGTTGGAAGCCAACGTGTCGACGTGCTTGAAGCGGCGCCGCCTCTGAGTGTTCTCCAACAAGAGGTTGAACGAGTTCTAAGCAGAATGAAGACTACGCTGAAGCGTGTTTAAGCAAGAGGAGGCAACCATTTCAAGGTGACAAGATTTGAACAACTTTTGAACCGAGAGGGCGAGAACGTCACGTGGCACAAGCGACAAGAAGGCTCAGTTGACCCTGAAACAGGCGACCGCACAGTCACTTGGGCTATAGAAATCATCAGGGCTGTTGTTCACTCAGTTTCCGCCAGCGAAATTGTGGCTGAAGCGGGATACACAAGCGAAGACTACATTCGAATTTTTGTTAAGGCAGACATCAAACATAAGGACAAAATCACCTACAACAACAGAGAATACGAGGTTCTGCCACCTGAATCCATCTATTTTCGTGGTGTTCTCGAACACCGAACGGCGTTGTGCAGGAGGCTGATCTCCTAATGCCTTTGGCTTGGGACAAGAAAACTCAGGTGGCGCCGGGAACAGAAACCACCATTGTATCGTATGAGGTGGGTAACAACCAAATCGTCAGATTAGACGGGTTCATTGCGTTTGGCACCTGCGCCGCCATATATCGATTGTATGCTAATGGTGAAATCAAAGCCAGTTACATGACTAGTGAAGCCGACCGCAACGCCTACGTCATCTTTAGAACTGAAAATGTCACAGGACCCCAAACCATAGCGGTAAAAGTTCTTCACTTCATTCCAGCCGCTCCAGGCGAAGGACAAGACTTCGAGGGCACAATCCTAGGAGGATGAAAAGACAGATGGGAGTAGCAAAACCTTTTGACGAACCGTTTCCCGCTCGTGAACCCGGAGACATCTACCTAGCACGCTACACCAATGAAAAAGCATCGGTCGCTGCCATTCCACTTGACCATCTCAAGCGTTTGATATTGCCAACAAACTTGCCTGTTGCCAACTCAGGCGGCATGATTGTTCCATACGAAGGCGGCTACGCCATCTTAGCCTTGCTGTCCAAAAATGACACGTTGGCAAAAGACGTGCTCGACAAGATGGTGACGCTTCAAAACGCAGACGGCTCATGGTATCAGCAGTATTATCCTTACAAACCCTTCACCCTATACGAAGATCGTAAAGTGGACAGCGGCACCGCCCTCATGGCTTGGGCTATGGCTGACTACGATGCCCGCAACACCACAGTCACGTACAAGACGGCTTGGCAACTGGCAGCCGAGTTTCTCCACACCTTAGAATGGGCGCTAACTTCATCGGCGAGTCTTCTCAAAAACCAAGTGATAAATGGTGCAGTAGAGGATGTTGTCTTTGCAGCCGACGTTGCAGAAGCCATACTTGGTTTGACTCGAGGACTAGATGCCTACGGCGCAACAGTTTTAGACTCTGGTGGACACAGCGTAAAAGACCTCATAACTAGACTTATAGCAGGCATCGACGGCTACATGTGGCGCCCCGCTGACTACTTCTACCAAACCGAGTACCCGCTTGGAGCCCAGAGCCAAACCAAACCAGGCGTCTACATAACCTTCAAGCAACTGGTCACATACACGCAAGCATTAGTCGCTTGGGCTTTGAAAAACTGGGACGACAAATACGGCACAGCGGGTCAGCACACTCAAAACGTTTCAGATGCGCTTGACCGTGTTGTTGCCGTCAACCGAGGAAGATGGGGCGGCTACCTAGTTCATCCCATGTATGAGTCAACTGATCCGCCTGAAGAATATGCGCACTATGCAGCTTTGATGAAAACTGCAATGGAAATGGTTAACGCTACAAGATATGCCCGACATATCGATGAGGCGCTCAAATTCATGCGTTGGTGTTCTCTCTCTAACGGAACAGTATTCGACTGTGTCTGGCCTGACGGACGCTGCTACATCAGTCCTAACGCTCGTGGACCCTTGCTCGTCTCTGTTGCAACATGCATCTTAGCTGGAGCGTGACCCCTAACATGAGTGTGGAAGACCCCAAAACAACTCTTCTTAACTTAATCAAAAACAACATTGCCTTGACAAAGGACGACAACATCACGCCTGCAACGGTTCACGTGAGCCAAGAATGGTTCAACAGTCAACTCTTCAAAGACTTCGACGCTCAAGTCACAATAGGTTTAGCAGACGGCTCAATGGAAAAACTAAACGTGGGAGGCTCATGGGTTCGTTACAGTGACCGTTACCGCTTAATCGGCTGGAGCACAGACAAAACAGGCGTAACAGGCAAAGAAACGCGCTGGAAAATAAGACGCGAAATTGAGCGTATCATTCGAGCCAATCGGAAGAATCCAGGCGGCAGCCTCAATTTTGTCGATATCAGAGGAGTTTCTGAAAGCGAAGACACCAATTCCAAGCCGCCTTATTGGAAAGTAGAAGTCACGGTTGCAACGCATCGTTATGTCAAGATGAGTTAGAAAAAAGGAGGAATGAATAAAAAATGTCTTCAACAGTCTATACAGGCGAGGAATCCAGAGCATACTACGTAGAAGAGGCAACATTTGGCACGACACCGACAAACCCAGCCATGCTCTGCATCGGCGTCATACAAGAGATAGAGCCAGCAGTTGACCCAAAAAACATCGTGCTGCGTGGAATAGGCTCCAGAAACGTCAAAGCCATACGAAAGGGACTGCGCCACATCGACCTCAAAATTGTTTACACACCGCAGAATTGGAACTTCTTCAACTACGCTAGGTCACTGAAATCAACAAGCATCGAGGTCTATTTTGAAAAAACCAGCGGAATCATCAGCCTAAACCACAAGGGATGCAAGGTTGACAGAGCCAAAGTTGACGTTTCAATCGAAGACCCAATCAAAGTAACAATGGACCTAATTGGACAAGATGTGGCGGTTGGCACAGCCAAGATTGGAGCCAACTATGAAACCGAGCCATCAACAAATCCTTTGACAGGCAGCGACTGTTCCATAAGCAAGGCTGGAGTGGAAATCACGCGTTTCAGCGACTTCGGCTTCGAAATAGGTAACAATCTGAAGCGGCAGCCAGTGATAAGGGCGACTACGCCTTATTTGATTAAGAGCTTGCCTGAGCGCCATGAGGTTTTGCAAGGTTCTATTCGAGCTGATTTTGAGTCTAAGGCGGAACTTGACGACATACTTGGTGACACAGAGTTTACTTTGCTCTTCAACATTGGCGGAACCAACTTCTCGTTCACGGGTTGCAAGTGGAAGTCAAGCCGATTGCCCACTAAAATTGAGGACACAGTGGCTCAGACGCTAGAGTGGGAAGCCAAGGGTCTAACAATATCCTAGAAGGGAGCAGAATCATCACCAAATACACAAAGTTAAGGTGATTAAATTGAGTTCCGTTGAAGTGCAAATTTTGAAAGGCTTCGGGCGTGAGGCTCGGCTGAGACAAAAATGGAATCGGTTGTGGGCTGAAATAGGCGAGAGGATTCAGCTGTTGCCAAAGAGAGAACAAGACATTTTACTGGAAGATTTCCACACCGCGATTAAAAGCCGCTTGATAGTTATGGAGAGGATCAATTATGCGAAAAGAAACAGTTGAACTTGACAATCGCTATGGCGAGGAATATGCTGGTTGCTATGTTTTCAGGGAAATCACTTGGATGAAACGGAGCAGAATCATCACCAAATACACAAAGTATCATCCTGTGACTGGTCAAATTGTGAGCAGTGACCTGCCAGCCATCCAAGCTGAGACCATATGGGCAAGCTTGAAGGAACAGCCAGCAACTAAGCCAATCACGTTGGAGCGGTTACTCGACGAAGAAAACGGCGTTCCAATTGAACTCGGCGAACTTTTTAGCATAGTTGTCAATAGGCTCTGCGGCTTGTCGATGGAGGAGGCAAAAAACTCGTGAGGGCGATGAGACGTGGCAGAGCGCATCCGAGCCTTACACGGTTTCGCCTTTGCAAAGAGTTCGGTTGGACACCTGAGCAACTGGATAGGCAGTCAGCCAAAACCATCGAAGAGTTTGTTGTCATCTTAAACGAGATGGACCGTCAGACTGAGGAGGAAGTTGAAAAGGCTAAGCGAGGCGCACGATATGTCGGTTGAAATGGAAATTCAATATGAAGGTCAAAACGAGTTTCAGTTGAAAATGGAACGCATAGACGCCTCCATGAAGGCGCGTGTTCAGCAGCGACTCGAAGAATTGGCTGAGTCCATAAAAGAGACGGCTCAACGCATAGCGCCAGTTCGCACAGGCTATCTGCGCTCAACGATTTTTACAGAGGCAGCCGAATGGACAGTGACGGCTGGAGCCTCAGCGCCTTATGCCGCCTATGTGGAGTTTGGAACCCGATTCATGCACGGGCGCCGTTTTCTTTCACAAGCTGTGGAAATGCATCATCCTCAATTAGTCAACATTGTCGGTCAGGCAGTTAACGAGAGCATTGTGGAGGCTAGCCGATGAGCTTTCACGAAATAAGCGTTGTCATTCACGCCGTGAACCGAGCCAGCAACGAGTTTGGACGTGTGAGCGCCGACGCTGAAACCATGGCTGAAAGAGTTAGAACCGCTGGAACAGTCATTGCTGGTTTGGGTGCAGCCAGCCGAGCAGTTGCAGTCTTAGGACATCAGTTCGGCTTTTTGACAGCTGAGCAAGAGCGTTGGTTGGCTAGCATGAGTTATGTGGTTACTGCCCTAGGCATTTTCTTGCGGTCCAGTTGGGGCGTTGCAGTGGCGCAGAAGGTATATGCGGTTGCCACGACCATAGCGGCTAAGGTCACGTGGGCTTTCAACGCCGCCCTAGCCATGAAAATTGCGTTGTTAACCCTAGGTGTGGGCTTAGTTGTGGCAGCCGCTGCTTACATGGCTTGGTTGGCTTCGGCGACAAGAGATGCTGCTTCAGCGCAGGAAGAATACAATACTGCTTTGTCTAGGCAGGAGCGAGTTGGAAGCCGCCATGGAGAAGAGGTTGAGTATGAGCGCATTACGCGGCGGGGTGCCTACTATTAGATGTGGTTGTGTGAACGGCGATGACTCATGATTTTCCACAAAGCCGCTTTGTTCATGCTTCTTCCGCTTAGGAGGTTCTTTGTCGTGAGCCTTGGTTATCCTCAATGTCGAATTGACGTATTTCGCGGTGTCAAACATTTTGACGACGTGTTCTCAAGCGGCTGGACTGTGAGCCAAGGAACATTAGCAACAGATGGGAAAATTGGAACCCTAACCATCAGCGCATCCTATCCTTCAGCTTATATGAAGAAAAGTTGGAGTTTCGCCACGGCTACGCATCGTTACGCCATAATAAAATGCGCCGAATTGACTGGCACTTCTTGGAAGTTTGAGGCTAAGTTGGCTGGTGTCACCAAGTCTTCAAAGACATTTTTGGATACTGGAATCAAAACGGTTGACTTACAGAACGACGGGGTGGAAACTCCACCATACTTGGGCGACATTGATGAGATTGTCTTGACCGTGAATGGAGCAGCTGGCAACACGGTGAAGTTTGACTACGTGAAGATTTGTGAGAAAACCATGTTGACGCCATCCGACGATTTAGATGTGGTGGAGTTAAACGTTCACTTGGCGGTCACAGAGGAAGTGGGCTCGGTCAACTGCCTCCTTCAAAACTACGACGCCAAATACACGGACCAAATCACGGGTGGAGACCTAATTGAAGTAGCCATGTCAAGAACCGGCGAATCTTGGACTAAGGTCTTCAAGGGCAGATTAGACGCCGTAGCCAAACGGGCAGAAGCATCACTTCGCGGTCCACAGCATTATCTGCGCCTTCGGGGACGTGACTTAGGCGCCGAACTCTTCAATCGACTCGTGACTAAGAAGTACGTGAACAAAGAGGGTTCGGAAATCGTCAAGGACGTGCTCGCCAACTACACGCCCTTAGCTAGCGTAGGTGTGGAAACCACCAACAGTACGTATGCAGAGGAAGAATACGAGAACAAGCCAGCATGGGAAATAGTCAAGTATGTGGCTGAGACTGCCAAAAACGCCAGCAACGTAATCGGCTACGATTTCAACTGTGAGGAAGGCAACCTCAAATTTTTCCCAAAGGGCAAATACGCTAGTGCCGTGTCCTTAGATGAAATAATTACTCTTTGCGAGCATGAGTCAGCCATTGAACGAGTGCGCAACAAAATATACGTGTACGGTGAAGCGTCTAAGTCCTATCCGTTAGACAAGGACTCTTGGACAGAAAGTCTGACGCCAACCGACGGCGCATGGAGCAGCGGAACAGGATGCGGAAACGTTTCACTTGACAGCACGGAAGAAATAGTGGGCAACTACTGCATCAAACATACCACGACCACGCCTGACTATTACGGACGCGCCGTTTTCACATTCAACGATGGAAAGGAAATCAACGCCAACGTTTATCCAAGCGTCAACTTTCAGATTAAGGAGGAGTCAGCCTTCAGTGGTGAAGTAACACTTATTCTTGAAGACATCAACGGCAACTGGGCGGCGAAAGAATACCGCATAGGCAACAATAAGAAATGGCATTTTGAAAGCTTCATGTGTGGAACAAAACACGCAGACGAATGGGCAGGCAGCAACATACCCAACTTCAACTGGGAAAAAATCAAAAAACTCCTTTTCGACGCTCATTTTACTGGCGCGGGAACAGGTGCCTTCTGGATTGATAACTTATATTTCAGCAATTGCCGATGGAGCGCTACTGCTGAAGACTCAACAAGCCAATCAAAATATGGAGTGCGTGAATTAGCCGTTGTCGATGAGACGCTGGTTTCAGATGACGCCTGCGCCAAATTAGCCAACGCAGAACTGAAATATCGGAAAGACCCAGCTGAATCGTTGCGAGTCACCGTGCTAGGCGACCCACGCATAGTTGCAGGCGAAGCCATACATGTGACAAGCCCAAACGAAAACATTGACGCTGAGTATCGCATTCAAGCAGTTGACCATTTCTTAGACGATGAAGGCGAGTTTGAAACATCACTCACACTTATCGCCGAACCGCCACGCATAGCTGAGATTCTTTCTGAAACCCGCCGAGAAGTCAGTGTCTTGATGAGGGGCACAGCCTACGGTAAACTTGGAAGATGAAGGCGCAGATAAATGCCGACTAAGAGGCATAAGACCCATGTGAGTTTTCTTTTTCCATCTGACTGGAAGTGGGAATTTGAACGTGAACTCCATCGATTAGACCAGCAGAGAGTTAAGGTTCAGAAAGGGTTTCGAGTTTCGCTTTCACTGCTCTACACCATAGCGTTGATGGAAGGAGTCAAACAAATACGACAAATGACTCTAAACGACGTGGAACAGTGGTGTCAGAAAAACAATATTTAG